ACGGGCCATGTCATCAACGAATGAGTTGTAGATCAGGCTGGCCATGGTGTACCTGCGTTGAGATCAGTCTAGGTCGCTGTTCCGCCCGCCAGCGTGAAAGTGACGCTCTGCTGGATGCCATTGGTTGTGGCCGTAGTGCCAGCGGACAGGCTGATGATCACAGCCAGCTCGGCGCCATTGACGAATGCCCCTTCAGGCGGCACGGTTTCAAGCGTCAGCTCGACGTTGTAGCGTCCGCAGTAGACGTCATCTACGATTGGCGCGTCCGTGTATCGCCAGCGGTAATCCGTCAGCTCGTAGTCGCTGATGGTGGTAACACCGCTCCAGATACTGGACGGCAGAGTGAAGCTGTCAAAGCCGCCGAACTGACCCTGGTAGTGGCTGAGGATGCTGAGCATGTCAGCTTCAGCTAGGGCAATAAAGCTCAGCCGCACCGAGCTGCTGAGCATCACGTTGCTATGACGCACGCGATTCTGCCGACCGTTATAGGTGGCGAACGGCGTGTGCGGATACTCGCCCGGCGTGAACGCGCGGCTGGACGGGGTGAGGGCGGGGAAGGTGGTCATGTCAGCGTTGCTTCGCCACTCTCAACGTCAATCGTCAGAGTTGCTACGTCATAGCCGTCAAACCCAGCGCCTTGTGTCTGAGTGGGAATTGAAACCTGCTTGACCGCCAGCAGCTGCACCTTGGTAGCAGTGGTGTTGATCCATTCTTTATCATCTAGGTTTGCTGTAAACGTTCCGCCGTTGTATCCGTAAACCCGTGCCTGAATGAATCCAAAGGCTGTGGTGAACCATTGAGCAGCTAGGCGCAGCTGCACAGTTCCAGTGCTGGGTAGGTGGGATGATGTAATCAACACATGCTCAACCTCCGGCCCCTGGCCTGTTTCGTCTTCGGCCCATTGAACGACAGGCTGTCCTGCGGGGTTCAACAGCTGCTCCTCTTTGGAGTACCCAACGTATTTCCCGGCATCCTGAGATCGGAGCACGAGCGGCGTGATTACAGAGGTTCTGGTGTCTAAGTCATAGCCGCCACTCCATGCGTATTCAATCAGATACCAATCAAACGCCTCCTCAATTTCTTCGGCCTCGGTCGCCACGAAATCAACTGTAAGTGTATTCAGTGGAGCAACCTCTGTGAATCCGCCGACAAAATCATTAAACGCCACCGTCGCCCGGTAGGTCAGCTGCTGGGCGGGATTCTCCGCCACGGGCGGGAACGACGAGCCGGAGTATGCGATATTGAACTCCCCCTGGAAGACCCGATCGAGCGGCGGCACCGGCAAGCCCTGGGCGATCGGATCCCACGGCTCAGCGATCAGCCCCGAGAACGACACCGTGGGCAGGCTGCCCGGCTGCGGGTTGGCCAGCTGCCCGTTCGGCAGCACGGCCACCACGGAGGTGCTGGTGATCGAGGCGAACAGCGGTCCCAGATCCGTCAGCGGCGCCCTGCCGGTCGGTGCCAGGCGCATCCGCACCGTCAGCACGTTGTCGGTCCAGTTGTGGTTGTGGAAGTAGATCCCGGTTTCGTAATCCAACCCATCGTCAGTGTTGCCGGTGTCGCCAGTCGGAGCTGAATCGTTGAAGCCCAGGCCGCCGCCGCTGGGGGATAGCTCCAGCGGGTCAGCACCATCCGCGTCCGTAAACGTCTCAGCGGGGATGGTGTTGTCGCTGCTCGAGTTCACATCACAGCTCACGCCAGTGCGGCCACTTGGCAGGATGATGCCGGTGCCGACAGCAGCAGCCACATCCAACGCGATCAGGCTGCGGCCTTGGTCGTCGATCGGGAAGTGTGTGGCCTCATAGCTAACATCACCAGCCAGCGTCTTGGTGATGCGCTCCACCTGGTAGAGGTAGTCATGCACTGAGTTGGCGTAGGTGGTGTTGTCGCGCTCCAGTCGCACGCGGATGATGTCGCCAGCGCTGATGAGCGTGTTGTGCTCCTGCGGCCGTGCTGCAAACCTGATGGTGTGCGTGGTGTACAGCCGCTTGGCCAAGATGTAGGCGCCAACCTTGACGGCATGATCCTCGCTGGTGCAGAACGTCGAGAGATCATGCGACTCATACGGCCCGGTCTCGGCGGTGCCGCTGTAACGCACCTCAGCGGTGCGGATGATGCCAATGTCGCTCTCCAGCTGCTGGCGCCAGATCATCTGCGCCACGAATGGCTGTCGGTCCGCCAGTGACAGGTAATTGATCTCCAGCGTGCCGGGTAGCACGGTGTCTTCGGTGAAGGTGTACTCCGCCGTGATTGCTGTGGTCTTGATGGCGGCGCCAGCAGTCACCGGCAGCAGCGGTCTCAGGCCGCGTTTGCCGCCTGCGTTGCTCTCGGCCAGCAGGAAGTACGGCGCCAGCTTGGCGACGAGGTCGGAGTAGTTGGTGCTTTCGCGGATCTCAATGTTGCAGGTGAAGCCGTTCACCTCAAGGAACGTGGCTGCTGCCAGCAGTGCGGCATCGTCAATCATCGCCGCCGGCACTCTGCTGGTATTGACCAGCAGCCACTTCACCAGGTCCGCGAAGTTATCGCTGGGGCCGGTCACGCTGTCGTAGATCCGAGCGACGGCCATGCCACCACGGATGAACAGATGCACCTGGCGGTTGTACTGATCGAAGCCGTCCGGGATGGTGACGCTGAAGCTCAACGTGCTGATGCCCGGGTAGCTGCCGACAGTGCCGCAGAAGAACGGCGCCTCGGGTAGATCCTTACCGGCACGCTGCACCAGGAAGTTGCCGGGTGTCCATGTGCCGGCCCTGCGGTTGTAGGTCTGCGTGTGGGCGCCAACGCGGCAAGCACGCTGGAACACATCCTTCACCGGAATGCTGTCCAGCTGGCCCTCGCTCAGTACCAGCATGTAGTACGCGGTGACGTTGTTACTGGCGTCATTCTCGAAGCGTGCCTCGGTGGCGCCGGGGCTAATCAGGATGCCACCTTTGCTGTTGCGGAATCGGGCGAACACGATCGGCACCGGCTCGCCAATCTGCGCGAATCGTTGCGGACTATCCAGCTCGGTTGTGCCCTTGGCCGCTGCGGCCTCAACGGGCGCATTGATCTGCCCGGCTTGGATGGCCAGCAGCGCCAGTGGATCGCTAGTGGAGAGGAAACTCACTGCCTGATGCCCTGCCCCATGATCGCCAATGTCAACCGGCGCGGCGGCACTTGCGCTCCAACGGGAGACAATGCCGAGCCGAGTTGTATGGTCAGGCTAGTCAAGCCGCCATTGCCGCCAACCACCTGCCCGGTGTATGCGGCCACCAGTTCCTGCCCAGCTTGCGGCGTGTTGTTGTCGGCGCTGGAATCGAACTGGTAGATGTTGAGGTCCACCAGTCGGCCATCGCGGATGGCAGCCAGGAAGACATCCACTACCAGCCCTGTGGCTGGAGCTGTGACCGCTACCGCCTGCTCAGTGCCGCTGCTGCCGGCGGTGATGCCATCAGCGATGAACGGCACATAGCTCCAGCTGGCGCCTGACCACGTGACAACGGAGTTGGCGTAATAGCTCTGCCACCGCTCGTAGGTAACGCCTGCCGCGTCATAGATTCGCAGGTATTGGCTTTGCGCTCTCATCAGGCAATACCTAGCGCGATGCGTGCTGATGGCGTGCGCAGCCGGCCGATCACGCCTTCAGCGGTCAACCGCATGGCGCGTTCCATGTCGGCCACTGTGACGTAGCGCTGGCCGTCGAACTCCATCACCGGGCCGGTGGTGATATTGATCGTGGGCGTGCCGCCGCCTGATGCAGCACCTGCCAGCACTGCGCCGCCGCGAGCACCTGCCAGGTAGTTGCTGCTGGCTGCGGCCATCTTGGATTCAGGCACCACGTATTCGCGCTCGCCGCCTTCGCCCACCATCGCCAGCGTTGGTCGGTCCACCACGCCGCCCTGCGCAAAGGCTGGCACAGTGAGCTGTGGAATCAACGGAATGTCAGGTGCCGGTAGTCGATTGAATGCCCTGATCAGCACATTGATCAACCCTGCCGCAACGTTCACTCGATCGGCTAGGTACTGCAGCACGCTGCGAAAGACATTCTTAATCGTGCCGACTACTGCTTCAAATGCTGTGCCGATCGCGCTGCCGATCTTGCTGAAGATCGCCACTGCGCCATCGTAGAGGCCCTTGAAGAATCCAAGGATGGGCTTCACGTAGTAATCCATGTAAGCCTGAGCGCCAGCCTTTAATAGGCTGCCGATCTTATTAAAGGCTGCGCCGATAAAGTTCACTACAGCATTGAATGCTGCACCGATCTGATCGCGGAATGCGTAGATCGCAACGCCAGCTGCAACCAGCAGTGCAACGATACCAACCGGGCCAGTGATCAGAACAATAAAGGCCGTGGCAATGCCAGCAATGATGCTGCCTGCGCTGGCCAGTGCGCCACCTGCTGCGAACAGGCCAGCAATCGCGCTGCCGATCGAGATGATAGCCGAGATCGCGGGCGCCAATGCAACCAGCGCTGTGAGCAATCCGCCAATCACCAGCAGCGTGGCCTGCACCGGCTGTGGCAGTGCCGTGAACGCTTTGATGATGCCAACGATCCCCTGCGCGATGCTTGTAATTGCAGGCAGCAACGCCGTGACTGCTTCATTGAATG